CTGTCAAATTTGTTAAGAATGTTACATCTATAAAATACCCAACAATATAAATGGAGATGGTTTTCGAGTTTCTATAAAATTCAAATATATTACTCGCATCTAGCCCCACATACGCCTGCACATGTACGCTTGCGGTTACAGCGTCCGATAGATCATCAGTCGAACCGTTTTTTCTGTACCGATACCTAACGGCAGCAGGGTTTGTATTTATGACACGCAGAGCAACTCCGGTAACACCAGACGGAAGAGAAGCGATATAATCGTCTACGTCCACCTCCTCATAGGCCCCGGTGGAACTGAGAGTCACGCTCACCGGGTCTACTGCCACGTATTGCTCTGCCATGTCTATCCTATGCTAATAGTCTAGCTCTTACTTGCGCTTCTGTGAGCGCTGGCTTCTCCTGCTGGGCTCTGTAGTAGTTGGTTATGCGAGTGACGACTCGCAGAATCAATAGCGGCCTCTCCACTACCGCCTCCAGTATTTGCTCGACGAACTCCGTGCTGAGAGCATCCTCAGTAACTTCTTCATAAAATCCGTAAGCAAGCAACTGAGTCTCCGCTTCAGTCTGTAATACGGCCTTGGCCGCCAAGTATGCAGGATCTTGCAGGTTATCTTTGTACTGAGCCGTCAGAGCTTGCTTCCTAACAGCCCAATCGTCTCGATAGGCCCGGACCACCGCAAGGAACTTAAGCTGTTCTTCAAGAGAGCCCTGAGATTCTACGTGGGCTCTCCAATCGGCTGCGCTCTTCTGTCTGATCATGTGGTCGCCGTCAGGCTGATGTCGAGGTCCCCTGCAGCGAAGCTCGGGGTGTCGTTGGTCGTGATGGTCTTTTCGACGCTCAGCGTCCCATAGGCGATGATTGCCGCCCCGTCGTTGCTTTCGTGGTTGGCGATGAAGACAGTGTCGAGCGTCCCCCATAGTCCGGAGGCCTGGGCGAAAGTGATCGCTATCTTGTTGTCGAGTGCACCATTGGCCGCCGTATTCCACAGGCTGGTATCATTGGTGATGCTCTTCCGGGCATAATTATTCCCAGTAGGCTCCCCCGTCACAGTGCCGTCAGCCGCCACGGCAGTGGCCAGGCCGAAGTAGAGCGTTGCGGGGGCAGTGTACGGCGATCCCACCGCACCAAAGAGCAGGCCCAGGATGGTGTTCATCCAGGCCGTACAGAATCCAGATGCTACCATAGTTTCACCTTCGAAATTCTGTCAATCAGAAAGATCATCCGGATGAGGATCTTGTGCCATCCGCCAGCACTTGGATACATTGCCCTCAAGAGCGTCCCGGTCGTGATCTCGATAGACGCTTTCAGAGGGACTATACGAGGTTCGTCCATCGTCTACCCCCTGATCAGCCGGATTTCTCCGGCTTCTTCTCGGGCTTGATCTCCTCATAGCTGCTAGGGTCCTCAGATACCCGCTTGAGGGTGGCCGGATCGGCCACCTCCCAGATTACTCCGGTAGCCTTATTCCGGAAGAGCCGGGCAGGGGCTTTTTCTGTATCCCCCATCTATGCCACCTTCAGGACGGCCAACTTGCCCACCATGTACCCGCTCGATATCTGCAAGTATCCTGTAGAATTCATGAATCTGGCAGACTCTAATGGCCCGAACCAGTAGACTCCGGCAGTAGGAGCATCAAATGAGTAGTTCCCGATGCTTGCCCGGAATGCTTGTGCGCCGTCTCCTGCCATGATATCAAAATAGTCCAGGGTCGTGTTGTAGCTCGACGTGAAATTGAACCCTACAATTAGATCATAGCCTTCTGGCCAGTCATAGTAATTGACTGAACCATTCCCTAAGAGAGAACTCCAGGCAGACGGAGCGCGGGCATAATCGTTTTGGCTATCCAGGCTGGATACGGCAGAGATAGCAGTGTAGGTTGCCCCGGCCATGCCCATAAGGAGGAGCATGGACATGAAAAGGATTAAGAAGAATTTCTTCATCTCAGTCACCTCAGGTTTTGCTCATAGTCATGACACCGAGGAAATCCGGCCTCACAACCTTAGCCCCATACACATCCAGACCTCTTACAATATCTCGGAACTGATCCGGGTCTCGGATGGCCTCGACCTTCACAATCTGGTCTGCGAAGGTTATGGCACGATTGGTGCCGAAGAGAATCTTGTACTTAGCGCCAGCAGTGTTAGGCACGTTCTGGCTTTCCAAGATGTCGAATCCTGCAATTCTTGTGACAAAGCCATTCAGAATCGCCCCGCCTGCGATCTGGCCCGCAGCAGCCCCGGCAAGCTTCAGGTCTTTTGAGATCATTGCAGACACCCAGGGGGGAATGATCATGAATCGGCCTGCCTTAGGGACCTTCGAATCGGACAAGAGTGTGGCACAATCCTCTATGACGTTGAAGATATTGTTGCTGCCTCCGTCCTGGACTGCATCCGGCACAATGGCGCTTGCATCAGATCCGTTGAGATTTGAAGCGCTGGCGTCGGTGTAGAGAGATGCAATGTACTGATCCCTGGTATCGGCCAGAGCATATCCGGCCTCATCCCTTGCATCCGCCTCAAAGTTGCCAGCGGCTTGGGCCTTGTCAAGATCCTCAACAGCGAACGCAAAGCTCTTCTGCTGAGTGATCCGCAACTCGGTGTCGGCGTCGGTGAGCTGCTGAGGCGCAGCCATGTCGGTGCCCTTGGTGTAATCGGATATCGTTACGGAGCCAAGCCCTGTGATATGCAGGACGTCGCCCTTCTGACCTATGATGCCCTGATAATCTCGATTGATTATGCCGGGCTGACCATAGACCAGATTCTTCCGAGCCTGGAGCAGCAGGTTAGCCGCCCACAGCTCGGGAATGAAATTTGAAATCATATCGTATCCTCACGAATTGTAATCCACTCGACCTTCTCTCTGAGCGAGGTTGATCTCATCCAGAGTCTTGGGGTCTGTTTTAGTCGGATCTTGGAGAAGTGCCTGGATCTCCGACCGCTTCCAGGTCTTTTTACCGGGCGATCCCGGCACGCCGTTGTTCCCCGCCCCCTGGGCTGCCTGTGGCGGCCCTGGTGGCTGTTGTTGCTGAGTCCCCGGCGCTGGGGCCGGTGGCGCTATGGAGAGCAGCTTAGCATCGATGAGCTGCTGGATGCTGCCCTGGATTTCCTCTCTGGTCTTGCCAGAGATGTTGAAATGCTGAAGTATGACTGGGATCTGCTGCGAAGGTACCCCTGCAATCATGAGGGCTTCCATCTTCGCAATCTTCAGATCCGCCCCGGATAGCGTCTCTCCGGTGAGAGGTTTGGGCTTGGCCTGCTCAAGATGAGTCTTGACATCCTTGAGAGGCATGCCGAAGTCTCTTTCCAGTGCGGCAATCTTCTCAGCCCATCGCTTGTTGAACTGTTCCTGGCTGAGGATGAACTCGCCTTGTGCTGGCGGCGTCCCCGGCTGTGGTGCCGGTGTCTGTGCTGGTGGCTGGTTATTCCCGCCTGCTGCTGGATCTGCCGGAGGCGTACCGGCTGGTGGTATTGTTGGTTCTGTCATGAAACATCAACTCCCTCCGATTATGCCCGGAGTAAGCAAAAGATAATAATCAGATAAGTTCGTCCAACGACTCGCTTAGGAGCTGGTCGATGGACTGCTCCACATCGAGGCCGGGCAGAGGCTTCAGCAGGCCGCTGTCAAATGCCATTTGCAAGGCGCCTTTCCTGCCGATGATTCCTACCGTCTTGAGCGTGGCAAGAGCCGTCGCCCGGATGTTGTTTACGTTCGCCTCTTCCATCGGGTCGTCGGGTATCCCGTCCTGCAGGTTGACTGTGATCTTCTCTAGCGGAATCTCCGGCCCGTGTAACTGTGACCACAGATTCAGGACTTTGGGTATTGCCTTCTCTGCCGCCCTGGCGTACTTGGAAACTTTGGAGAGCGTCGGGATGAGCCTGATCCGCAGAGCAGTGCCGCTTTCTGCCGTGCCCTGCCCCTGGCCGGCCAGGAGGACCCTGGAGAGCTGAAGCATCTGCAAGAGCTGGTCCATGCTCTGCTCTATTGCCCGGTCCACTGCGCCCAGCTCAGCCTGCCAGACCATCAGCGAAGGTGACGGATCGCCCGGCTTGGTGATGATCGCCTGGCCGGGCTTGTAAACCCATTCTTTTTTCGAGTGATCGAAAACGGTGGCCGATTCGGGTACCACGGGCGTGGGGCTGGTAAATTTGGCAAGCACCTCTGCCCGCTGAGCAAACAGGAGTTCAAGCGATTCTATGAGCGATATGATGGAAGGCTTGTAATCGCTCTGGCCGTAGTACCGCTCAGACGAGAGCTTGTTATTGATCCAAACGACCAAAAGGTCTTCAACAGCGGGATACTGAAAGCCGTTGGCATCCACTTCCAGGCCAGCGTATGTCGGAAAGTCCGCCAGAGGCAGAGGACCACGGAGCTTCTTGCCAGAGCCCTGTAATCCTGTCACATTCGCAAGAACTCCGTCCTGCGAAATTTCAAATATGAGATGCTGGATCTGTCCGGGTTGGTGGATGGTGAACTTGATATACTCGATCTCCTTTTCCTTGCCGTTCTGCACATCTTTCTCCTTCCAGATATGGAAGAACACGAACGCCTGTGGCCTCTGGATATTCCCAGGAGTGACGACGATATAGCAGTTTTCGGGGTTGAGCGCCTGGACACCGTCGTCTGAGACCTCAAACAAGCCTATCCCGTATCGGCTGACGTCAATGAAAACCTGGTCAGCGGGCAAGTCCGGCAGGTCGTCGCGGCTTCCGGCCACGATTTCAGGCTCTTCGCCTAGGAGGAGATTTATGTAGCTGTCTGTGGCCAGCTCGGGCCAGTCGAGGATGATCTTTTGCTTCTTGGAGTCCTTGGACTGGTCCGCCAGGTATGCGATGTACCGGGGAAACACCTTCTCATGGAGGCCGTTGTAGATCTGCCTCATGAAAGCATGCTCTTTGAGCCGGGCGGCTTCGTCTGCGTCCTCCGGCGGCCAGGGCTTGCCGCTTTCGATGAATGTCAGATCATGGAGCATTTGGTACCTTCCCTGCCTCTTGGATGGCCTTGAAATCGTTCTTCTGGATCTTCTGATAGCATTCCTGGCAGCATAGGCGGTCCTGTAGCACAGTGAGCCCTAAGCGATTGTCGGTCAGTCCAGGAACATGTGGCACTATCGGAGCAAGTTCTAGCCTAGGAACAGGGACTGGGAACTCATGACCGATCCTGGAGCCACAAAAAATGCAGATCATACAATCCTCTGTTGAATTGCTCTCATGTAGCCGTATCTAAGCGCATCCAGGGCATGATCTGCCTGCTTGAGTGGCTTGTCTTCGCCCTTGTCCTGGGCCTTTGAATCCCAGACATAACCAGGGAGCTCTTCTATGAGATGAGTGCAAGACTCGTGGACCACAAGCCGTCCTGACGTGAGCCCGGTAGCGACCGATCGAATGCCATCCAGAACAGAATTGTCAGCGTCCGCGAGGCCATGAATGCCCTGCTGTCTCAGAGTAGCCCGGAATGATGCTGCCGATGGGTCGATAAGCACATTGGAGGGATGGATATCTTTCAAAAATTCCTTCATATCAGTTGCATACTCGGTATCGGTCTTTTGCCGTCCTGTCTTGGTCGAATCATAATAATATTCCTTGAATGCAATCCACCTACGTTCTTTGATGTCATACCCCAACGCTATGAACGAAGTGGGATTCACGGTGCCGTAGTCAATACCAACAACAACAGACGCAAATTGGGGCAGATCGTGGACTACATGCCGGGATTCGTCGAACATATCATAAATTGCTCCTTCCGCAGCCACCCAAAGGCCTAGAATGTACCGCTTGTAGAAGAGGCCTGTATATTGCCTTTTGAGCCTGTCCTTGACCTTCTCAGATAAGAAAGGGTTGTCATCCAAGACGAAATGCCAATGCCGGCCATCGACCTTATCCAGCCGGTCCATATAATCTTTTTTTAGGTAGTGGTTTGGCGGGCCGGGGTTGAATGTGGCCAGAACTTTGAAGGATTCTGCATCTGTCCTGGTTCCGAGCATCTGCCAGACTTCATGAGGATATGTTTCGGCCTCATCGCAGTATGCCCCTACAAAGCCTTTGCCCTGCAGCTTGGTGGCCGCCCTGATGTTATCGGCACCGAATAGGTATATAGGCCGCCCGAAGAGATTTAGTGTGCTCGTGCCGCGATTAAGGCGGGCCATTTGCGGGCCTACTAAATCAGTCAGAGGGTAAAGGACGTTCTGGATAAGAGTCTCGCGGGTCTTGCCCAGCATAGCAAGCGGGCCGGGTGGGGCTACGTTCTCCACCCAATCTGCCCAGGCCAGGATAGAGCCAAAAGTCTTGGAGGATCTTACAGCACCTTCCAGAAGGAAATAGGTCGAATCACGATCATAGATGAACTCGTCCCAGACCTCAGCCGCTTTGCACGTCTTCGGTAATGGCTTCCATGACATTCTTTCGCTCTTCGTGAATCGCTTCTCTCATCTCAGCCAGACCGGAAATTGTATGATCGGTTTGCAGCGGCTCTAAAAGAGATCGTTTGTCCTCAAGGATACCGTAGGAGACCATGATATCTTTGTAGTCGCGTGGAGTTACCGGGCCATTCAGAAACTCTTCCAGCCGGGTAAAGAGTCTATCATTCAGCTCAAGTCTTCTTGCCTTATCGTAAGTTCGCCTTGCTTCAGTTGCCTTTTTTGTTGTGCAACGTTGCAACACCGCGTTGCAATCGAGACCTATGGACTTGAACCATCGCGAAATGGTGGATTTATCTTTCTTCAGTTTTTCGCCGATTTCTCCAAGAGAATAGCCTTGATCCCGAAGTTCGGTAATTCTCTTGATTTCGTCTTCGGTCGGCACATATCATCAATCCTGAATTATTATTCTAAATTATTATTAGTAAAGAGAACTCGCCGGCCAGGGCGGTTGAAGGAGGATATGAAAAATGAGATCCTGGCCAGCGGATCACTTGGTAGTGATAGTTATACACACGGCATCATAACGATCTTGGCGGTGTGGCTCTGGAGAGTACCGGCGGGGGTCATGACCTTAACCGCGTAGTAGAGAGTCCAGGTCTTGGTCTGGACCGGGCCGTCCCATGTCACAAAACCGTCTGTATCGGTCCTCAGCCAGCCTTTCTTCAGAGAGACATACTTGTCAATCGGGCTGTAATACGTGGTCCCATCCGGAAGGGTATCCAGAAGGGAGTCGTATGAGGCAACCCCACCACAGCCGTTTACGTGAGCCGTCAAAGTTGCTGCGCTTGCGGTTCCTGCTGCCATGAGCATGGTCACAGCTATCAACAATTTCACGAAGTTTTTCATTCGATCACCGTCAAGTTCTCGGTAGTATTTAAGCCTGGCCCGCCGTCTTAGTATGAGACATGATAGGTAGACCCTCTTGGGGATTGCACCCAAGAGGTTGCGTAGTACCTTGCCGCCTTGCTCTGCCACTGGCGGCTTCTGTGAATGGATGATTATGAATGATTCACCGCAGTGAATCGACATGATGCTTGCGGAACCGCTTGATTTCGTCGGGCTCCGGGTCATGGAGAAAGGGCATGTTAGCGCCGCATCGTACTTTCTGTACAGTTTTTTTGGGAATCTTGAGCATTGTTATCACCGAAAAAAGTGTATAAGGGATACGAAAAGTGCGGATGCGCCCGCGCTACACACCCTTATGGCAGCACATGTATTTAAATCTTTCTAATGATGCTTTCTTTTGACGGTTGCTCATTTGCTGTTCGTGACCACGATCATTGAATATCTCCCCACACTTTTCACATGCAGCGAACCCGTTCTTGTCGATGCGGACAATGGCACTGCATCGCGTGCACCTGAAATGGCCCTCCTCAACCAAGAACGTCTTCTTGTTCCCGAAACAGTCCACACCCTCCTTAGGCACCTTGCCCGGCTTCCAGGCCTGACCTACGCGCCCCGTAAAAGAGTGTGCGGGCCTTGCCCTCGGCCATCCGGCTTTCTTCATTCTATCGCCCTCCAGATCTTGCGAATCCCATCCCGCCTAGATTCAACCAGCCCCGCCCTTTCCAGACGCCGGATGGAGTACCTGCAGACTTCGGCACTAGACCCAATGCCCTCTGCGGTGGCCTTCGCCGTCGCACCCTCTGGATGCTGTCGCAAGTACTCCATGATGCAATCTTGTAAATAACTCATCCCAGTATCCTCCTCGCTTTGTCGGTCAGCTCCCACACACCTCTCCTTGCAGCCCCGTTCTTGCGGACGGTCCCTACCTGCCGGATGAGGCCCCTATCCTTCCAGTAGCGTACCAGACCGCCGGACACTGCTGGAAGGTGGTCCTGGAAGACGAATGGATCCTCCTTCGGCAAGACATCCAAGTCTTCCCGGTGCCTGATCGGGCCGCGGCTCATCCTAGCACCTCCGCCAGCTTGCGGGCCTTGGCCGGGCCTATGGCCTTGCCGTTGACCTTAGTGGCTGCCAGGCCGTCGAAGTTGAGCGCGGCCTCATGAGCTATCTGGCCCACGCTCCCGTAAGCCTCCAGGAGGCCCCT